TGTAGAGAACCATCATCACTCGCGCCGATATTTTTGACCGGGATATAATCTTCAGTCACAAAGGCAAGAGCGTCAGCTGCGGAAATACTGTACATATATTTCCATTTATACTTATCGCCAGTTGTGAGAATTGTATTTGCGGTGCCGGAAGGTTCCACAGTTGAACCCTGTCCGTTGTTATTGAACAGGCATTTATATACACGATAGTCGGCAGACATTACATAATGACCATTAGCACTAGTAAAGAGATTAGGATTGTCTGGGTCATATTCGTTATAAACAACCGTTGTCGCCCAATTTTTTCGTGGAATACAGTAGGTCGCTTCGGAAGAACTGATCTTTTTAGCGGACATCATATCACGCCAGAAGTCATATTCGGTATTTGCTAAGGCATCCAAAGGAGTTGGCGGGCTACTTTCAGTTCCCCATGCGCGGATTCGTCCGATAAACATATAGAGATATGACGGAGATGACTCGCTCAAAGACTCATAGAATTGATCCGCATTGAACTGGCGGAATTTATGGGTTACAAGTGCTGGCATATTAGTGTCCTAAGTGTATTTCCTATATTTATAAGAGATTTTTATAAGTCTATATCGTATGTTCTAGTTTCATTTACTGTCATATTATTTGCACTATTGACTGTTAATAGCGTGATGCCGCCATTGGTGAAATCAGCATCGTTTGATCCACTCAACATAAACGATATTGGAGCGTATTGCTTCATCCCGCTGACACCAGTTGTTATAGATATACCGGAAATTTCAGACCTTGAAAGATTTCCTCCAGAGCCTAGGTCAATTTGGACCCACCAAGGAACACCTTGCCCAACTCCAGATTGACCGCCGTCAGTCTCACTGACCAACGTTTCATCAAACATACGCCAAACTGGGCGCCCAGGGTGTTCATTTTTCGCAGTAATTACATACGGAGAAGGACTAGACGCAGAAACCATATTCGCCTGTGGGTGTTCTGTGGAATTAACTAAAACTCTAAATCTACCAATATGAACCAAAGCGGCAGCGCTGTTTGCGGTTTCTGTTACATCAAGTCTTAAATATCTAAAGGATGGGTTCTGCCACAGCAGTTCGCCGCCAGAAATATCTGGTGTTTCATAACTCTTATCAATGGTCATAAGTGTATTTGAGAACTTTTCATCCACAGCATAAAGTTGGTCAGCTTGTGTTCCGGGCGTTCCGCTGTCTCTAACAAAGACATTAGAAGTCGGGTCAACAACGGTGAAATTAGTGCCGGTTCCGATAACCAAAGTATTGCCGCCAACCAATTCAATTAATTGTGTTGCTTGCATTTGTAAAAGAGTGTTTGCCGCGATTTGACCCACAGTATTTCCAGAATTAGAAATATCAATAGTTCCATCTAACTTCAACCAATAAGTGTCGTATTGGTCGGTGGCAGCTGCAACTAAAGATTGGTCATCAAGAATCAATTCCAACCCGAAGGATTGGTCTGCTATTGTATTGGCGGTGAATCTATCTGCTAATTGAGTTATCGCCGCGGTTTCAACTTCAAGTCCAGTTTCACTATCCGTTAAAGAAACTGATGCCGCCAAAGTGTCTGTAAAGTTCACTTCGCCGAAAAGAATCGTTCCGGACGGGTGAACAGATTTCTTTACAACGTCTCTATAACGATCTACAAATTCGTTTGTTTTTAGAACATATGAATATTCTTGATAGTAATAGTTGTCCTGTAAGAATTTATCCCAAGACAAGAATCCCTTAGTTCCAACAAATCGCCCGGATTGTTCAACAAGGATTCCGGTAGTGGTTGCTGTTATCGCGTTAGTAGTTTCTACAACTTCATCTAGAATAAATGTGCCGTTAATACTTTTAAGTGTAAGGTCATAAACATTTAGACCATTTACGATAGTCTTCACAACCGCCTCAACAACCGCCGTAGCACCGGAAGTTGCTCCAGTTAGTTCGTGTCCACTCATAGAGAAAATAGCATCTGGATCAGCAGGTTTTTCAACTCGTAATGTTTTGTCTAAAACCCAACGTCCATCCGAAGCTCTTAGAATATCTTGACCGGGATAATAAAAATCAACGTCTTGGTCATAGACAATTCTGAATAAGAACTGATAAGATTTTTCAGAACCTTTAGCGCGGTGAAAATTAATAACGTTCTTGATAACAGTAGCGTTATTCGCCAAATGAGTTTGAGGCAACGTAACCATAAACTCATCTTTGAAATATTGTACATATTGATCAAGGGTATTATCAATATCACGATATGCTAATACGTTCTTAGAAGCATCAACCATACGCCCAGACTGCTCCATCCACTCATAATAACCTTCAAGGAACGCTACAAAGTTTGGGCCGTCTGTTCTGATAAATTCAGGAAACTGCTGTTCAATCAGCGAACTGATTTTTTTATTCGTACTCATTGAAACCTTACTTCATTATTTGGACGGATTTTTGAAGATTATCTAAAGAGGTTAAGTGTCTAGACACAACCGTTTTGTCTGTAAACAAATGATCTAAATCACTTTTGATATTACCGATATTCTTGATAATGTCATCGATGATATCTTTTGATTTTGCGATAACGTGTTTAATGTTTGCTGTGATATGAATACCTGTAACCGCCTCAATAAAGTGAATAGGGCCGGTTAGCATATGTAAAGTTAGTTGGTCAACATTCAAGAGAAATTTAATCAAATCCTCTTTCTTTATTGTCGCCATCACTTTCTTTACACCCTCTTTGTCTTTCTTGATTGCTGCCAGAAAGAGATTCTTAATGAACTTACCGCTGGATGCAATTTGCTGAAGCAGTCCAGTGCCTTTGTGCATATTCATTCCAAGCTTACCCAACTTAGCATTGATGCTCTTGAAGTTGAAAGCTTCATCCAACGTTCCGCTGTTTTCAATCTCAACATATTCCATAATCATCGAATAAGTCATTTGGTCTTTAAAATTTCTCACAGTTAGACTTCCCTATCTTCTGTTACTGTAACAACAGTATCAGTTATTTGAATGATTTGATCCCTCAAAGGTGTAACATCCCTTGAAGCAGGTTCAGCATTAATTTCCAACGTTCCTGAATTATCTACTGCCGTTGGGTTGAATGAGTTCAGCACGATAGTGCCTGCAGCATAATCAACCGTTCCCTTGTTCGCCTCAACAACGATATCAGAACCACCAGCGTTCCGGACGATATCAATATTTCCATCAGCGTCATCTTTCAAAGAACAAGTGTATCCTTGTGAAGTGAATGTTGTAGAAGTGATATTTGATTGGTCGCCATTGTCTCTTATGGCATTATAAAACTCAACAGTATATTTCGTGGACGTTCCAACCGTAGGAATGATTTGTTTTTGAATCCTGATGGTCGTTTCATTTGAAAGAATCGATGTATTAGTCAAATCAATTTCTTTGACAAATTTAGAATAACGGAACACCTTACCAAAATTATCCAGTTCGTCGGTTTGATAATCATCAATAGTAGTCAGAACATTACTACGAATAGACCCGGCCGTTAATTCAGTTTTGTTAGGATTGAAATTCACTTCAACAGTAGGAACAACATACAAGTATGCAGCATCTACAATTTCTGGTTCAATAGAAAGAACGTTCCGTTGGGTTAAGGACGCGACCAAGACATCTTTTCTAATTTGGGAAATAACAGTACCAACAGCAGGTTTAACCGCCACAAATACTTTTCCGTAGGTAGGAACGATATGATCTTCACCGCCCCATACCGATACAGCGGCGAAGTCTGAATTCTCTGCCAGAATGATTCGTTCGTAATCGTTCACGGTAACAGCGCGGTTTTGTGCCTCATAATGTTTAGGGGCATTGAACTTGATGCTTTCCACACCTTCAGGAGCTCTACCACCAGAAGCATACTCACCAGCAACATTCAATTCAACAGAAACATCCGAATATCCAGCAATTGTAGAACCGAAACTAAAACTGTTAGCGCCATTACCATCGACGGTATTACAAATATGATAATCAACAATAATCACATTTCCATCAGCTGGTTTCTTACCAAGAACCCCATCACCAAAGTATAGACGGTAATTTCCGTCAAGGTTTTCTTCAAGGAAGAATACAGTTGAAGTATTCGCCACTGTAGTTACATCATTTGCTTGAGTGTATGTTGTTACAGCGGACGCGGCGGCACTCTCTTTTAATGTAACCACAATCCTAGAAGTATCTACGTTTACATTCGGAATAACATAATCAACTGGTGAAGAAGTTGAAACCGTCCAACGGTGATTAACAGGCAGACCCTCGGTTAGCGTTGTCGCCTTAGCAATATATGCGCCGTTAGCATCTGCTGTAACAACCTTTTCATCAAAATTCGTAAATGTCAAGGTATTATCATCAACCGTAGTAGTAAATGCTGTGTTCTTTGGAATGGTTATAGAAGCGGGAGCATCACCCGGAACAATTGTAATGTCTGTAGAAACCAAAGCGCCGCGGGATGAGGTAGGCAAATATCCTAGTTCTTGTGCTCGGTCTACCACGTTGTTGCGAAGTTGTGCCGAACGGAGGAACATTTCGTTCGCTACTTGGTTCAAGTAATAAGTGTTGTAGTGGGTGTTATATGCCAGAAGGTCAAGCAAGATGCTCATATTAGACCCATCAAAATCATAGTCCAAGAACGTGCTTTGACTAGAAAGAAAGTCCTTCAAGGAGCTTCTAATCTGGTCAAAGTCTAAGTCACTTACAACAAGTGCTGAATTTGCATGTGCCATCTATATTTTACCTTATCGAATCTGTTCGAGATATACTGATAGTTGAGTCGGTTGTGTGTTATTAATACCACGAAAAACGATAGTTACATCAAATCCGTTTAGGTCAATATTTTCGTTCACTACAACATCCAAAAGGTCTGCCCGTGGTTCGTTATTTTCAATCGCTTCAATAATACTGTCTTGGATATTCTCAACCGTGATAGGACCGAAGTTCTCAAATAGATAATCGGTCACATTTGATCCAGCGAAAGGTTTGAAGTGTCTCTCATAATGCTGGGTCAAAACGATATTTTTAACGGCACCTTTGATGCTGTCCAAGTTATTCACCACAACAACATCACCGCTGACCGGGTGCATTGTCAAGTTTGTCTTGAAATCGCCGAATATCTTGGTATCTGGTGTGGGCATATTTTATCCTTTCTACTATTTATAACGAAACTTTACGCTTGACTTATAGGTTATTTCATGTTATACTTAGGCATAGACTTGAAATAGGAATAGATTATATATCAAAAGATGATTTCATAAAGGAGGGTTTGAAATGATTTCAGACTACGAACGGAAGATACGCACCAGACAGGCCGAAGGCCACTACAAGCACATTTGGGCGGAACCACGTTTTCAAATACAGGACACGGCGATTAGGCGCGATGATGGAATGATTATCGCTGACCCAAGTATCGTCTGCTCTGATTGTGGTCTGAAATACGACGACAGAACCAAATACTAAAAACGAGCAT